AACACCATGACGGTTAATGACATGGTGTATGCGCTCCGTGTCGAGAGTGCTGATAGCGCTGGTATTAAGTAATCAATTGCTTGACTGCCGTAGAGCAGACTCTCTACAATAGAACCAATCCCACAACGCTAGGGCCGGAAACGGTACGGCAAGGAGATATAAAATGGAACCTGACGGTACTGAGGGTGGAGCCGACCTTACAGGTGGCGAACCAGTAGTTCAGCAAGATACAGCCCCTGTCGGTAATCAACAGGCGCCTACTGGTGAAAACCCCGCATGGGCAGAACTTCTAGGAGTTCTTCCCAGTAGCCTCCACCAGACTGTTAAGCCATATCTTGAAAAGTGGGACAGAGGCGTAAACGATAGATTCACTAGGGTACAATCTCAATACGACCCCTATAAGGACTTCCTTACTGTTGATCCTCAGCAGATTCAGGCAAGTCTACAACTAGCACAACTAGTTGCTACCGATCCGCGGTCATTCTACGACAAGATGACTGATTATTACGGAGCCGAGTGGGGTCTAGGTCAGGGCCAAGGTGACGACGACGCCGATGATTACTCTCTAGATGATGGAGAAGATGAAGACTATGATCCCGTAGCCGATAATCCTCTTTTCCAGAAACTACAAGAGCAGCAGGATACTATTGCTAACTTCCTTGCTTCCGACCTACAGCGGAAGGAGCAGGAACAGTATCAGCAAGAGGTTGAAAAGGCTGGTAGCGAGATTGACAATGCTTTTAAGTCAGTCGCTACTAAGTTCCAAATGGCAGAAGTTCCCACGCAGGCTCAGCAGATGATTCTATCTCTGTGTATGACTAACGAGGGAATTACCATTGAACAGGCAGCAGAGCAGGTTATGCCTCTCTTTGCCGGCCAGAACCGTCCGGCCCCGAGGATTATGTCTCCCGGTGGTGGAGTTCCTGCTAACAACGTCGATCCCGCTAAGATGAGTGGTACCGAGACACGTAGTGCGGTAGCCGCAATTCTTGCACAGGCTCATGCCAATCAAACGTAAAGGATAAACTGAGATGCCCGCTACCCTAGCCACAGTGGCGTCCATTCTCAAGGAAATCTACGAGCCGCAGGTTCGGGAGCAACTTGAGAATCGGACGGTCGCACTAAAGCGTATTGAGCGCAGTTCCGACGGTATTGAAACTAACGTCGGTGGTAAGTATGTTACGTTCCCGATTCACACCCGCCGTAACAGCGGTATCGGTGCTCGTAACGAAATGGAACTTCTTCCGACTCCCGGGCAGCAGGGTTACAACGCTGGTCGAGTCAACCTTAAGTTCCAGTACGGTGGTATTCAGGTCACCGGGCAGATGGTCGAACTCGCCGATAAGAACTATCAGGCATTCTCTAACGCTCTCGATCAGGAGATCAAGGGTCTTAAGAATGACCTCGGTAAGGACCTAAACCGTCAGGTTTATGGTAACGGTACTGGTACTCTCGCCACGATTACGGCTGACGGTGCTAACACGGTTACTGTAGCCGACACGATGTATCTCCAGCTAGGTATGCAGGTCGACATTGTTGACGGTACTACGCTTGCTGCTGCTACGCCGACGGTTAAGGTTTCTAACCGACAGATCACGGCCATTAACACTACGACTGGTGTTGTTACGTACTCCGGTGCTGACGGTACGGCAGTCGCTGGTGACGTTATCACTCGTACTGGTAACGGTAACCGCGAGTGGACGGGCCTTGGCGCTATCATTCGTAACTCAGGTACGATTTACAACATCGACCCGACTCTAGAGCCTTCGTGGGCTGCTCAGGTAGATACGTCCGGTGCTAACCGTGCTGTCTCTGAGGGTCTTATGATTTCTATGGCCGATCAGATTCAGACGGCCGGTGGTAAGGTTACTGCAATCTTCGGTAACCTCGGTGTGCGTCGTGCTTACTGGAACCTGCTTTCGCAGCAGCGCCAGTACGTTAACACGCAGGAGTTCACTGGTGGTTTCAAGGGCCTCGCCTTTGTTACCGATCAGGGCGAGATTCCGTTTGTTTCCGACACGGACGCTCCCAAGAACGCCATGCTCTTCGTTAACGAGGACGAACTTACTCTCTACCGTGAGGGTGAGTGGTCATGGATGGACCGCGACGGTAGCATGTTCCAGCGTGTTATCGGTTACGACGCCTACGAGGCTCGTATGTACCAGTATTCCGAGATCGGCTGCCACCGCCGTAACTCCTTCGGAATCATCGACAAGCTAACCGAGGGCTGATAGGTCCGTAGTTAGCACACAATGTAAGGGCCGGGTCTCGTGGAGGGGGCCCGGCCCTTACTAGTACCGAAGGGGTAGTTATTGTGAGTTCTCTGGATACTGAAATTGCATATCTTCGATCTGCCTTAGGAGGGAGTGCGTTGCCTAGTGATACTGTTAGCGATCTTCGCAATAAGTTCTATACTAAATCTTTGACAGCCACTGACGTGGGAGAGTCCTTTATTACGGCTCTAGATTTAGGTACTAAAGATGTTAATATTGCAGTTGCAGGAGACTCTACAGGCAATGACAGTACCGAGTGGCCTGTTCTTTTAATGCAAAAATTTGCTACTAGGTACCCTTCTCTTAAAGTAGTATCAAAACTATGGAATACCACTAATTTGAACTACGATGCTCCTGTCGTGCATCAGGCAGGTGTTACTGTTTCCGGTACAGTATTTAGAGACACGTTTACGCGTGTTGCAGCAGACGTGTATGGTAGCACTCCCGACGTAGGAAATGCGTGGGGTAGGGACGGCTCTAATGCTAACGGAGACTGGTCTATAAACGGAAGTGCGGCTGTCCGTACAGCCGATGCCACTGGCGGTATGATTATTGCGGAAAGTGGTTCCGCGGGAGATCAGAAAGTTACTGTTGTAGGTACTTTGTCAACAACAGGCACGGGGTCTAACAGAAGCGTAAGATTTTATCTATTTAAAGACCTGAGTAATGGCATTTTTGTGCAAATTGCTATAGATTCGGCGGGTGCAACTGCTTGGACTATGTTTAAGTTTATTAATGCCGTAAATACGCAAATCGCCAGCGGTCCTGTACCTGTGACTTCTAATACTGCTGATGTTCCGTTTACTCTAGAACTTTCTGTTGCAGGGACTGCGGTTACTGCTAAAATCGGTGCTAACATTATTACAGGTAATTTTGCTTCCGGAGAACTTTCCTCAGGTCTGTGGTCTGCGGGTATTACTGGTGGCGGTCACTTGGTAAACGACACACTAGACAGCGTAACCATCGATATTATAACACCTACTCCCCCTCAGACGTTGACTCTTTATAATGGCTCCGTAGCAGGTTCAATACTTTCTTATCAACTAAGCCAACTACCTGCTATTTATCCAGTTCCTATTGATAGTCTTATTGTCAATAGCGGGCATAACTACGGAAACTATGATGAAAAAGCATATGCTAACGCAATTGATGCTTTTCTTCAAGCGTTTAAGCCGCTACAACCCAGTGCTTCTATTTTAATAAGTAGTCAGAACCCACAAAAGCCACCTGCGGCTGGCCGGTATGCTCACCTACAGAGACTTTCTTCTTTAAGAAAATATGCGTCCAGAAATGGTTATGGGTATATTCCTGTTATTGAGGCTTTTACAGCGTTACCTGATGGGGGCGCTTCTCTAGTCCTGTCTGACGGTGTTCACCCTACCCCGGGGCCGACAAATACAGGATCATCTTTGTGGCGAGACGTGGCTTATAAGTACTTTACAGACCTATCTCTACGACCTGTTCCGTAAGGAGTTATAATGCCTCGTTGGGTATATACCGCGTTTGGCGTTGCTTGTGTACTAGCCATTATTTGGCTTGCTATCATCCTACTAGGCAAGGTATCCTAGTTCTACAGCACCTAGAGACAGGACCCTCCTATGGAAGCACGCATTTATCCCAAGGCTGACGCTAAGACTCAATGGTTTGAGAATAAGTTCGCTCGCGGTAAGTTTACTTCGATCGAGAAGATTCTCCTACATACCACTGAGACGACCGGCTGGCCTAGTTATGCTGGCGGCTCTATGGCTCCGACTTTTACGTACCACTGTAAGAATCGTGCATGGCGTCAGCACAACTACCTAGACACGTCTGCTCGCGCTCTCGCTGATCCAGACGCTACGGTAGTTAAGGAGAACCGAGACAACGTAGTGCAGATCGAGATTATCGCCTACGCTGACGAGAAAATGGCTGCATCCGTAGGGGACTCCCGGTTAGTAAGCTAACCGAGGATAACCTTAAGGACCTCGCCACCTTCATCGTTTGGGTTCGCAAGGAATGGGGTGGACCTCCTCTAGTAAGCACTAAGTTCGCTCCGTACCCTGAGTCCTACGGTGCTAACAACTACCGCCTTACCGGCCCTCAGTACGATGCGTTCAAGGGTATCCTAGGACACTCTAACGTACCGGCTGGGGATACATGGGGTAACCGACACGGTGACCCCGGTGCTCTTAACATTGACCGTATTATGGTCCTTGCTAAGAATCTCGAAACAGTAGTAACGAAGCCTCCGGCTCCCGTTACCCCTCCAACAGATGAGGTTATTGTGATTTCTGACGCTGACGCCACAAAGATTGCTCAGAAGGTATGGGGTTTCCCCATCCAGAACCACGACCCGAAGCCTAACGATAACATTCCTCCGGCTACGTATGCGGCTAAGTCCTACACGGTAATGGGTAACTTCCGTGGTGCAGACCTACAGGCTCGTATGACTAAGGTTGAGGCTGACATTGCTGAGATTCTTTCTCTTCTAAGGGCACCTAAGCCATGAGTCTACAGGGAGCCTACATTCTAGATAACGCCAGCGGCCACGCGCTGTCGGCTCAGCATACTCGCATTGCTGAGATTATTCAGGACTACAATCCTGAACTAGAACTTGCGTGGATTCCCCCGAGTGACCGTACTGCTTTCGATGCTAAGCCGTTTGCTATTATTCATAATCAGCCTAATGGTCAGCGTTACGTAGTCGGAACGTTCACCGAGGCTGAAATGGACCATCGCATCATCGCCCACCTGTTTAATCACGATGCACGGCAGCGAGACGTGTTTAGTGATATGGAACGTGAGAATACCGCTAAGGAACTTCTCCGTCTCAAAGAGGTAAGCGACGAGATCGAAGAGAAGCGTGAAATGGGTCGCGCCATGATTAATACTCGAAAGAGCACATGGCGTCATGGAGGAAAGAAGTATAATCTACTATGACCTTTAATGTCACCAAAAAGGTATCTGATATCGCAGCAGACGTTAAGCGGACGTTTGGCGATGAGTCAGGCGTTCAGGTTACCGATGCAGATATCGTTCGATGGGTTAATTCCGCCCAAGTCGAAATTGTATCTAAGAATCAGATTCTCCCTTCGGTGGCAACTACCGCTTCTATCGCCAGTGCGATGGATTACAATGTTTCCTCACTGAACATGCAGAGTATCAACTCGGTGAATTACGCAGGCGTGAAACTTAAGGCCCTGTCGTTCACTGATTTTGAGGACAACATTACAAGTGAGGACCCGAACGGTACCGCTACAGGCGTTCCACAGGTGTGGACACGTTGGGGTAACGTAATCAGACTGTACCCATCCCCGAGCCAGTCTGGCGTAGATATCAAGATCTACTATTACGCGCTCCCAACACCTGTAGCGGTACTCGCGGACTTCCTATCGCTGCCTGATAACTACTACAACCGTATTCTAGAGTACGTGTTGGCTCAGGCATACGAAATGGACGAAAACTTCGCGGCCGCAGACAACAAGATTAACCGTTTCGACAGCAACCTTGTCGGAATGATGGGCGATGAGAACGTTCCTGCTCAGGATACGTACCCTGTAATCACAGTTCGACCTGAGGATTTGTAATATGCCGGGCCAGCCTGTAAAGATCGGGCCGTTTGTAGGTGGAATGAACACCTACAGCGGTCCTACAGTCATCGCTGACAACGAAGCCGTACTACTACAGAACCTAGACGTTGACCTAGACGGCTCTTTGCTCGCTAGGCCCGGCGTAGTTATGTCTGCTGCCCCTGCTACGGGTGCAGTTTCCCACGTTCTCGGTACTTTTCGTGCTAAGACTGGTGAAGTTTACATCATTACTGCTTGGGGCGCTAGCGTAAGGGCGTTTAATACCGCTACTTCTGCATGGTCTACTATTTCAGCCACTGGTGACTACACAGCCTGCGTTCAATACGCAGATTCCCTATGGTTGGTACGTAAGCCTTCCGGCGTTACTCAGGGTGGCGGTAAATGGGACCCCGTAGCCGGATATACTGCGGTTGCTAACATGCCACGCGGCTTTTCTTGCTGTATTTACAAGGAACGCATGTTTATTAGCGCTTCTCGTAACAATGATGACACAAGTATCAACCGTGTGAAGTTTTCTAACGCTGCTGACCCGAATACGTGGACTGTTACGGACTACTTCGACGTAAACGCCGGTGATGGTGACGATATCACCAAGATTTACTCGTATGACTCTAGCATTGTCATCTTCAAGTCCGACAGCACGTACATCTTCGCCTACGAGTCCTCCCCTACTAAGGGTATTGTGCAGAAGGTGTCCTCCACCATCGGCGCTAACAATGCGTTCTCCGTAGTCGAGTATGAGAACAACCTTTTTGTGATGCATGAGGCTAACGTCTACCGTATTTCAAACTGGAACTGGGAACAGGCTAACCTGAAACTTCCGTTTGAGTATCGTAACGTATTCGGCTCCGGTGAAATGGAGAAGAGTTCTCTATCGCTACTGGGTAACCGTGTTCTGGCTAGGTACTACGACAAGTATTACGTACTAGGACTTAAGACTGGTGCATGGTCACAGTGGGACTTCTCGCTTAAGGGATACACACCTTCTGAGTTTGTCACCAACCCTAACATTAACGCCCTTGTCGGTGCTCCGAACTACTACGCTGCTAGTTATGTTGCTACTAACCAGCAGTTCTACTTCTTCATCGACGGTAAGTTCAATACTGACGAGGACTTCGTTATCAAGCTAATTACGAAGTCATACGACTTTGGGCCTTCCTACTCTTTCAAGCGTCTCTACTGGTGGGGCGTTGATATTCTAGGAACCGCTGCTACTACGTTCAAGGTTATCCCTAACGTATACGCAGTTCCTGTTAAGTGGGGTCAACTAATCGGTGTTCCGATTCCTAGCCTTGGTACTTGGGGCCGTCCTCTTGAACCGGCTATCGATGTTACGGACGCTGCTAGCGGTGGTGGAGGTACGGCTTATCGAACGTTTATTAAACTTCTAAAAGGCTTGCGATTCAGGCAATTGCAGTTTACACTAGAAGCAACGTACAAGGGGCTTAACTCCACTGCCGCTTACCGTATCTTCTCGCTTACTGCTCACGTAGATAGTAAGCAGACTGTATCGAAGAAGGTTTCATAATGCCAGATGCCAACTTCATGCAGTACCTACAGGGGAATATTCAGACTTTTAACC